CATATTCGATAGTTGGTGGATATTGTAATACCACAAGTGGATTTTATTCATTTACAGGTGCTGGATACAGTAATACAACAAGTAATACATATGCCTTTACGGGCAATGGATCATTTAATATAACAAGTGCAACATATGCTTTTACTGGTAACGGTCAGTATAACATAACAAATGGTACTTATTCATTTACAGGCAGTGGGTACAGCAATCGTATACAACAATCATATTCAGGTATTATAAGTGGAAGAAACAATTGTATAGACAATTGTTGCATATCAGCAGCATCAGGAAGTTTTGGATGTTATTTTATTGGGACAGGTTTTCAAAATTATATTAGAAACTACTCTAATAATGGTGAAGCATACCCAACTGGATATGATACAATATTGAATGGAGAAGGTAATAGTATACAACCAAAGTTAATAGCGACCGATTCAGCAAGTGGTTGGAATCAAATATTAAATGGTCAAAGCAATATAATAGGTTGTTGTACTGCAATAACGACAGAGGAAACGTATCGTAATACGATATTGAATGGAGCTATTAATACAATATATCATTCAATTAGTTCTTTAAGTCATGGTGACTGTAATCAAATAAATAGTGCCTCATATTCGGCAACTTTCGGATGGTCTAATTGTGTATGTTTAGCATCATCCGCATTTGCATTTGGGTGTTGTGTTTACAATAATTGTAGTTGTTCAATGATGTCCAATCAACTACGTGCTTGTAACATATTTGCAGCGGGTGCAATTTGTGCAAATGCGGGGGGTACAATTGTTCCTGTAACATCAGACTGTCGTCAAAAACAAGCCATAGAACCTTTGTCTTACGGACTTAATACTCTCTCATGCTTGAATCCCGTATCTTTTGAGTGGAAAGACGGACATTGGAAAGACCAAAATGGATGCAGTAAGCAACTTGGATTTGTTGCTCAAGAGGTTCAAAGTGTAATTCCTGAAGTGGTATACACCACTGAAAGTGGATATCTAGGATTTGATACTAATAAAATCATTCCAGTCTTGACTAAGAGCGTTCAAGAGTTGAAATCTTGCAATGATTCTCTTAAATTTGAACTGGAGAACTTATACAACATCTTAAAGAACAATAATTTAGCATAAAATGGGAACACCTAACGCACAAATAGGATGGAGTCAGGAAGCTAAACTCCTTCAGCAAATCTCTAAACAACTTGATCGTTTGATCAAGGTGACATATGCTGCTGGAACTACTACAACTACCACGACAACATCTCCTTAATAGAAAACCAAAAACCAACCAACTACAATGAGGGATCTTAAATTTGTCTGTGCACAGCCAGATGACACCTATTACACATGGCAAGTGCATTTATGGCTGGAAAGCCTGAGAAAGCTGGGACATTCAAACAAGGCTATTGTTCTTGTGTTTATTCCCAATTTTAGAGACAAAAACACAAGCTGGCAGCAGGTGGTAGACCTGTATCCAGAATCTGAGTTCCACTTCTACAAGGATGTGGATAATGTCAGCAAGCTCTTGGGAGTGTACATTCCCATCCTCAGACCCTATGTTCTGTCGAAATATTTCAACGAACATCCTGAGATGAAAGAGATGGCTGTGTTCTATTGTGATTGTGACATCCTGTTTACAGAAAAGTTTTCTATTAGTAAACTTTTGGATGATGAAATCAACTACCTGTCTGACACAAATAGCTACATCAATGCTAGCTATTTCGACAGCAAGGTGAAAGATGTTCTTCCTGAGAAGCTGGAAGAATATAAAAAGATTGATGTCCTGGACACTGTTTCCAAGCTTGTAGGATCTTCCAGAGAACTGGCTGAGAAGAACAACCTACATTCTGGTGGTGCTCAATACCTTCTCAAGAACATAGATGGTAAGTTCTGGGAAAATGTTTTGGCTGCTTGTATGAACATTCGCATTCAGCTGATGAACATCAACAAGGCATACTTTGAAAGTGAAGATAAAGGATTCCAGAGCTGGTGTGCTGATATGTGGGCTGTGCTTTGGACTCTATGGAGCAGAGGACAAGAAACTAGAGTGGTGCCTGAATTAGACTTTGCCTGGGCTCCTGATCCTATTGAGAAGCTAGATAGATGCACCATATATCACAATGCTGGTGTTATGGATCACATGATGGGCGGTGTTCCTTTCTTCTACAAGGGTGCCTACCACACTGGAAAAGATCCCTTCAAAGACCCTCACCTCCATGTTGTATTGCATCATGAAGAGAGCAAGAAGAAATGTACACATTATTATGTAACAGAGCTATTGGCTCTAAAAGATAAATTTAACCTCAACTATTAACCATTAAAAAACTTAAAATGGGAAGTAACAAACGTGATTTAAGAGCTTATGTCAGAATAGATGGTTCTGGCAGAGTGGTTGCAGGTAGCTTGGTCCTCAGACGCAAGAAACCTAAGGTAGGCAAATGGATGGAAATTCAAACCTACGAATGCTGCGATGGTACAACAACTAGTACAACAACCCCTTCAATTGGATAAACATGGCAACTAATAAAAAAGATTTAAAAGCCTTTGTACGTTATGATGGTACAGGGCGTGTGGTATCTAGTAGTGTAATCCTTGCTAGAAAAATGCCTAAGGTGGGTAATTGGAAAGAAATCCAAACCTACGAGTGTTGTGGACCTGTAGTAGGAGATTTCCTTCTCCTAGAGAGCTCTACAACAGAAGACAATCAATATATTCTTCAAGAAGACGAAAGTCGTATAATCCTCTAAAACTTAAACAATGGATAAGAAAATTTCACAATTAACAGCAGCCTCTACACCCCTAACAGGAACAGAGGAAATTGCTATTGTACAATCTGGTGTCACAAAGAAAGCCACCATTGAAGATGTTAAGGGATATAGAGTGTATACAGCTTTATTGACACAGAGTGGTGGGGATGATCCATTAACTTTATCTTCAGGGCCTGTGGTAAAAGGTGTTACTTATTATATTGCACCTAATAATAATGATGGAACATATTTTATTGCAATTAATGATGAAATTCCTAATAGTTACGGTACCGCTGGATTAAATTACAACTCAGGAGCTCCCGTAGTAACAGTGTTAGAGAATACTATTGGGAATATTTGGTTTACGTATAATGATGTTGGAGATTATTCTATTAATTCTAATACTCTATTTTCTGTTAATAAAACAACTATAGCGACTTTACCTAATCAGTATGTAGAGTCCCCTGCTGATTTATACAATTTTAGTGCATTCCCAAGCGGGCCTTCTATAATTGGAATCTATTCTTATTATAACTATATTCTTCAAAACAGTCTTTATGGAGGATATGCACAAACTTCAATAGAAATTCGTGTATACAATTAAAATAAAATAAAATGGATAAAAAAATCTCACAACTCATTGGTGCAACCACCCCTTTAACAGGCACAGAAGAGTTGGCAATCGTTCAGGGTGGTTCTACAGTTAAGGCTACAGCTCAGGATGTGGCTGATTTGGGGGGTGCTCCTTACAAAAGTTACATAGGCTTAATAAGTTATGCTTCTGGTGTGTTAAATTTTGCAAACGAAATTTATAATGATACAGGTATTACTATTACCTGGGTACCTGACACTTATGGAGAAGGTGGTATTCAAGCAAGTTTGTTAACTGTACCTGATGATTCTAAAGTTGTTTGTTTTGTTCAAAAACAAAGACCTCAATTTTCTACAGCTACAGCTGACTATTGGACTTGGCCTTTGATTGATAACACTTTTACATACACAGATGTACTTGTTGTAAACAGTGTAGCTCCAAATAATATTGTAGCTTATATTGAAATCCGAATATATCCATAATATAAAATCAAAATAAATGGCAATTAAATCCCTATTCCCTGAAGAGATGATGAAAGCATCCTCAGGAGGAGAAATGAGCCTGGAAAGCATAGCTGCTAAGCTTACGCATTTCCATGAGCAATTGCATCTAACTCATTGGCAAACAACTAGTTATGCAGAACACCAAGCTCTGGGAGGATTGTACGATTATGTACATGATTTCAAAGATGGTGTCATTGAGAAGCTCATGGGCTATACAGGAAAGAGACCTAATGCATACAAGATAGAGCCTCTTACAAATTGTACAGGCAATCAGTGTGTGTCAGAGCTCTTGGCTTTTGCATCATCTCTGAAGAGCTTTGCTGAGAGCAATGGCTATCATGAAATTGCTAATCTGGCTGATTCTCTCAGCGGTGAGGCAGCTAAAACCAAGTACCTCCTCACACTGTCCTGATGGAAATAAATAAGAAGTTTTTCCCTGAGGTGATGCAAGATAACGAACTAGCTTATTTTGCTCACCTTGAGGGAATTCTGAGTGCTGTGGATGAGCTAGCCACGCTGGAGATAACTAAGAATCCCCACTCCTACAATTTTAGGCTAGCCCCCAGCCTCCCAATGTACACAGAGATGCTTCTTCAGGAGCTGCTGAAATTCCACAACATGTTGCAAATCAAGCTCATACTCTCCAAGAGCATAAAAACCTCTGGGGCCCTGGTGTTCTCAATAGAGCTGTGAGAAATAAATTTGGAAAATTGAATTCTTTTTCTCATCTTTGTTATTAAAACCAATTACAATATGGCAAACAAAATCACATCTTACGATCCTAACAAGAAGTACACATGGGCTCAAGAAGATAGTTTCATCCTATCTGGAGCAGAATTTGGAATTGTACTTAACACCTTAAGGGCTGTTCTTAGCACAGAAGAGGCAGCCAAAATCATGTTAGCTATGAGAGCTAATGAGATTATTGAAGGTACACTCGCTAGAGCTGTAGAAAATGGTATTGTAAAAGAAGCTGAGGAAGCACAAACCCCTGAATAATGAAAACAATTAAGAAATACCAGAACTCTGGTAAGCCCATCACTAAGAAAAATACTAGTGATGACAAAGTTCCTAAAGGGTATGTTCGTGGTGAGATGTTTGGTAATCTCATGACGATTAAGGAATTCAAACAGCGTCAAGCTGAAATGACTAAAGGTCTTGAAGAGCTGAGAAAAACAAATGAGCCAAAGCCTGCCCCTAAGAAGAAAATGAAGATGGGTGGCAAGCTCACAACAGCTAAAGGCGGTAAGCAGATGCTCAAAAGAGCTGATGGTTCTACTTCTCAGCGTGGTTTGTGGGATAACATCCGTGCTGCTAAGGGATCTGGTAAGAAGCCTACAGCTGCTATGTTGAAGCAGGAGAAGAAGATTAAAGCTAAATCTAAATAACAATGGCAAAGATTAATAAAAAAGAAAACCTTGCTGCTGGGGTGAGCAAGTCTTCTAAAAAAGCTCCTATGGTAGATCCTAAAGGTGCTTGGACTAAGGTGCAAGAACGCACACTTGGTAACATGAAGAAGGGTGGGAAGGTTAAAAAAGCTATGGGTGGCATGTCTCTTCCTTCTGTTATTGCAAATAAAATACAAGAGAAGCAGGCTGAAAAATACAAAAGTGGTGGTGCTGTTAAAGCCAAGGGTGGTAAATGGATTCAGAAAGCCATCAAGAAGCCTGGAGCTCTGCGTGCTCAACTTGGTGCTAAGCCTGGTAAACCCATTGCTGCTGGTAAGTTAGCCAAGGCTGCTAAAGCTCCTGGTAAGCTTGGTCAGCGTGCAAGATTGGCTAAGACATTAGGTAAAATGCGTAAAAAATAAACCATGCGAAAAATTAAAAGAGCTCAACTTGGTGCACTCATGAGAGCTGCTGGAAAAGCTACTGCTAAAGCAGCACCTAAAGCCACCAAAGCTGTTGCTAAAGAAGCTACAAACGTTTCTATTAAACCTAAGGCAACTAGTTTTACTGAATGGAACAGACAGAATCTTCCTAAGAACATAAATAAACTTTCTAGTGATGAGCGTAGGAAGCTGACAGATAAAAATCCTTTTAGAAATCCAGACTACAAGGGTCCTAATAGAAGACCACAGGGAGCTTATGAAGGTGGATGGAGTTTAGATGATGCTTTTGCTGGTGCTAGAGATGACTTTAAGTCTACTGTTTCAGAAAGAACTAGAGGCACTAGAAGTAATCCCAATAAATCTGCAGATATAAGAAGACAGATCAAAAAGGATTATAAGAAAGGAGGAACTGTTAAAGCTAAGTCTGGTAGAACAATTTCTAAAAGATCCTCTTCTGTTAGAAAGAAAAAATAAATGCCCAGAATTAAGAAAGCTGGTCCATGGAATCCACAGAAAGCAGAAGCTTATGTGGGGAAAGGTGTTCTCAAATATGGGGACACCATTCCTGCTATAAGGGGTCACATCACTCCTGTTCCTAATGGACCTCTTGTTAAGAAAAATGGATCAACACTTAAAAAAGGTGGTACTGTGAAAAAAGTTAAAAAAGGATTTTTGGGACTCATTGCTGCTGCTCCAATGGCTGCTGCTGCTTCTATGAAAGCTAAGAGTGCCACAAAGAAACTTCAGAAAGAAGCTCCTAAAATCATGCAAGCAATGGGTGGTATGCCTCCTGTTGGCATGAAAAAAGGAGGAAAGATCAAAAAAGCAGACAACGGTATTAAGAGTAAGATTTTTGTTAGAGATAGATCTTTTGGCAAACCTATAATCAAGGAGTCAAAGGATGGCAACAGAAAGGTGGTTCATCAATTTAAGAAGAATCCATTCACTGGTGAAACAAGAATGGTTGATAAGGATATAACACGTTCTAGTGAAGCTGGTCCTCGAAAGGTGTTTAAACGAACAACAACATTTGATCCCAAGCAAAACTTCAAATCTACTGAATCAAGTGTTTGGAGAGAAAGAGGGAAGGTTGTTAAAAGAGAGACACTCAAGAAGGGAGGGAAGGTGAGTAAGATGAAATCTACAAAAGTTTCTAGAAAAAAGAAGTAGCCATGAGAAAGATTGCAAAAGCACAAAGAGGAAGTAAAGTTTCTGGGCAAGGCTGGAAATGCAGCCCTTCTGGATGCAGTGGTGCAGCCACTGGTAAATGGAAGGGTGATAGAGGAAGTGGTAAAGCTTATACTGGATCAGGAAGACTTTCCAAAGATGATCGTAAAAGATTGAAACATGAAGAGGAGCAAGAGAAGATTTATGGTCCAGACAATCTAATTAGAAGTCCTCGCTCTGAGTTCAGACAATATCCAATGAACTGGAAAGGAAGATCATCTACTAAGTCAACAACTTCCTCTTCAGCTAAACATGGTAAGACAATTAAGAAAGCTAGAAATGGTGCTAGTACACCAGCTTGGCAAAGATCTGAAGGTAAAGATCCTAAGGGTGGCTTGAATAAAAAAGGTGTAGCAAGCTATAGAGCTGCTAATCCTGGAAGCAAACTTCAAACAGCTGTCACTACTAAACCTTCTAAACTTAAACCTGGTAGCAAATCTGCCAACAGACGCAAGTCATTCTGTGCTAGGATGGAAGGGCACAAGAGAAAGAATACTAGTGCTAAAACTGCTAATGATCCAAATAGCAGAATTAATAAATCACTCCGTAAATGGAATTGCTAACAATTTAAAAAACAAATAAAAATGGCAAAGACCGTAAAAAAAGCGCAAACAGGCGCATCCACACCTAGAATGTCTCTTAGACAAGGACAGTACAAGAGACTTGGTAGACTTTTGTCTAAAAAAGGAACTGATAAAGCTCAAGAAGTAGCTGAGCGCATGGTAGAAAGAAGATCCCGTAAAACTCGTGGTCAAGAGTTCTTGAAGAAGAACATCTCTAAGCTCTATCCTGAGGTTCCTGAAATCAAAAGAAAAGGTGGTAAAGTGGTAGCTAAAGCTAAGAAAGGTGGAAGCTTCCCTGATCTGAACAAAGATGGTAAGGTCACTAAAGCTGACATCCTGAAAGGTCGTGGTGTTATTGCTAAGGGTGGTTCCAAAGTGAAGAAGGGTGGAAAAGCTCCCAAGAAGATGATGGGTGGTGGCAAATGTCGTTATGGTTGCTAAATAATACAACATGAAAGCAGGCAAACCAAAGAAAGCACCAAAGGTGCACAACCCTAATCCAAAGGGAAATTATATGAAAGAGGCTGATACAAAGCTACGTCTTAAGAGTAAGATGTGGCCTATGAAATCAAAACGCCTTTCTAAATAACAAAAGCCCCTTAATTGGGGCTTTTTTATTTATAGTCCTAAGAACCATTTGTAAGAGGATGCTATTGTTGCATTCTGTACGTAATGCTTGAACTCCTCGTTATTCTCATAATCTTCTTTAGATAGTTCCCAAGGAATGTGTCTTGCTACATATGGGAACGTTGTAGATGCTCCTCCTATAAAATATCTTTTCTCTTTGTATAAAGCAAATGTAGTGTCTATTTGTATATCCACATATACATCATTATCTACTTTAGATGTAGCCCATCTATTCTTCTCATGCCCTTGCATTCTACCATAATACATTGAATCAGGCTTCACTCTCTCCCAGTCTAATCCCAGTCCTATCTTATCAAGATTGAGTTGTTCTAGTTTATCTACTAGATACAATAATGTATCATCTGGTGTATTTTCTAATCCCATATCTGAGTCTGTTACAACGTAATATGGACTTGTAACATTTCCAACAACACCACTTAACCAAGGAGCACCAAATCCTAAATTTGTCTCCATCACTATATGACAGGGACTAGTTTTATACCACTCTAAAAGAGGAGGATAGGTTGATCCATTATCTACAATATATATGTTTCCAACTCCCTTATAGTCTTTTATTCTCTCCACCATGGCTTTTGGCCATGTAAGCAAATCCCTGTTATTTATAATGACGGGGATTTTCATTTCTGTATAACTAAGAGTTTGTTATCACAATACAGCTGTGCAGACTTATATTCCTTACTATTCAAGTGATTCATTACATCCATTATTGTAACATGTCTTACAGCATGTGGGGCATGAAGATCCTCAATAAAATAGTATCCACCAGGCTTTACATAGTCATACAAGAATCTGAAGGAAGCTACAATGTCTTGTGTTCTGTGACTACCATCATCTACAATGAAGTCATACATCTTGTCTCCAACCACTGAAGATAGAAAACTGTGATCTGCTTGATCACCAATATGAATTTTGACCTTTTCACTATCCTGAATGTAATTATAAACATCCATGTTGATGTCTATTGCATCAATCTTTATTTGTGGATTATATTCATTCCACATTTTAATAGAGTCACCATGCCATATACCAATCTCTAGAAGGTTAAATTCTCCTTCTTCAGGAATATAATGAGCATACCCCTCTGTATATCCATGTTTTTCGTAGTGCTCTGTACCCTTGTCTGAGGTGTACTTATTGGCTAGTTCTGTAAGTCTGGTCATATTAATTGTGTACGAATAGTACCTTTTCTATTTTAATAATCTTCTCAAGAGGAAATCTCTGCTTGAAATGTTCAACAAACCATCCATCAGCAGCATAGTCTGTTCCTAGTTTTATTTGATGAGCTATATCTCTGCGTGTGGCAAAAGCTCCCATATCTATCTGTCCACCAGCAGGAAAACATTTGAAATAGTTATAGTGGAAATGTGAATGCACCATATCCCAATATATCATTCCTGGATAGTTTATAGTTGCATAATATTTTAGCTCAAATACAAAGTTTGGCGTATAATAGTTATCATCACCAGTCATGATGATGTATTTAGCATCTGACATTTGCTTACCAAACTCTCTTGGTGTATGACCCCAATCATTATATCGCTTATCCATGAAGGTGCAATATATCCTAGGATCATTGAAACTTCTTACTATTCCAGAGATCCTATCACTTTGTATATCATCCACTACAACATTAGCGTTCCAATCACCATCTGTTTGAGCCATAAGAGAAGCTAACATGCTTATTAAAGGCTCATGTCTATTATATGTAGGGATTATAAACTCAACTAGAGGTTGTTGCGACATAATTTTCTAGCATTTTTTTGTAATCATATTCCCAACGAGGTCTTAATTCTATATCTCCTGTAGGAATCTCTCCCCTCATCCTAAGACTTTCTATGTGAGCAGAGTGTCTTTGTATAGCATTTGGTCTATCTGCTGTATCTGTACCAGCTCCACTCATGTGATAGCCTCTACCACCCCACATATAGAACCAGCTAGCTTCTTCTTTAGGAGGATAGGCAAATAATCTACCTCCATGATCAGCAAGCTTGTTTACAAATGTCATATCATATCCAGCATTCTCAATTGGATGACCTCCAATAGCTTCCCAGGCTGATTTTCTGAATACAATACCAGAGTTACCTATCCATCCTACATCTGTAATATTGGGCTCATTATAATACACTCCAACAGCCCAGTGTAGAATATTCACATCATCTGTGAAATACTTAGCTACGTTCTGTAGGTGATTGGGCAGAGCTACATCATCATCATCCCACTGGCAAATAATATCTCCATTGCACAGCTCTGTAGCAAAGTTTTCCTTTGCTCCAATAGTTAGGAAGGTTTGATTTAAGTTGTAAATCTTCACCTGTGGGTGATCAAACTTAAGAGTCTGTAAAGGATAGTCATTGACTATGATGAGTTCACACTTGTCAGCAGGGTAGTCTTGTTGGAGGAAGCTATGAAGTGATTCCTCCAACATATTTACCCTCCCGTAAGTGATCATTTTACAGGATATGAAAGGCAGATTATTACCAGACATGGATGACATCAAATGGTGATACAAGTAGTACATCCAGCTCATCACTGAGAGGAATTACATGTGCCTTAGACAATGATCCTGGATCTACAAGGATTACATCTCCTACAGAAATATTTGTCACTGTGTCTCCTACAGCATACACTGTAAGCTTAGACATCTTCTTCAGCATCTCCCTTTGGAGAGCTTCTTTGGTGTTCTCATCAACCACCAACTTACTTTCTTCTTTCTTGGGAAGCTCTACATAGATGCGGTTTCCCAGCAGTTTCTTGAATTCCATTATTTCTCAATGTTTAACAGGTTAAAGAATCTTTCTCCATCAGCTGCATTCAGGGTGATTTCACTCTGAAATACATCTCTCTGACGTTTAACTCCCTTCATTTTATTAGTCTTGATGTCTACATCTGGTACATCATGAGCACGCTCATGCAGATCATCCAGCAGTACAAGCACTGTACCATCTTCTTGTGTAAGAGCTCTAATCACCTTGTTGATGTTAAAGCTGGCTTTAGCTTCCTTACCAGATTCATTATCTGTTCTGGTGTAGATAAATTGATTCATAAATTATACTTGGTTTTTAAATAATTACGTCTTTGGTTCACCTCTTCATATCTGTACATGTCCATTTCTACCTGGTCATGCTCTTCGAGGGTCAAAAATACGATATTTTCTTCATCCTCAGCTGCTTGAGGGTACTTTTCTTTGGGAAGAATGTGATGGAAGAACACTGACAAAGGCTCACATCCTAAGTAATTTCCACTAACCATAGACTGATGTGGGAATTTCTTCCACAATTTCAGGAAAAATTCATGCAAATCGGAGCTTTTCCGATCATTTGCCTGCTTTTTTACAGAAATTCTGCTCTTTGGTAGCGGTTTTCTAGGTTTGTGCCTGAAACAGTATTCTCCCTCACAAGGACTTCCACAAGATTTACATTTAGCTTTCATTAGCGTAATCCTGCATAGTGATAGATAACACTCCTATCACGGTTAATAAGCCTAGCTGCCTCACCAACGTTAGCTCTCAAATATATGACAAGTTTGGAAAACTCCCTAACAGCAGCACGCTCTTTTGTAAAAGCTCCCATCTGTAGGCGTTTTCTTCTTTCTTTTATCTTGTCAACATCAGCCTCATATTTTGCAACACAGCTATTTAGAAGATTCTCTAAATCAACCTCTTGTTTAGCCACAATATCAGCATCCACTTCATCCATGCCTGTCACCTCAACACCATTCATGGTGATGAAGTCTATTTCCAGACGTTTGTTAAACTTCTCTTGAAAATCACGTTGATATTCTTTTACCTTCATTAACTCTTCTGCAGTCATTTTTTATTTATTTAGTTCCCGTACTACCAAAGCCCCCTGTTCCTCTATCTGATTCTTCCAGGCTTTTGGTTTGTACAAATTCAACATCTAGAACAGGCTCAAAGTAGATTTGACAGCATCTCTCTCCTACACCATAGGGAAGAGTAGTTTCTGTCAATTCTCCTGTGAGGGGTGCTAATACCATCATCCATTCACCACGATAGTCACTATCGATGATTCCTATAGAATTAGCCATCACCCAGGGGTGCTTAGATAAACTGCTCCTAGGAACAATTACACCTCTATATCCCTTGGGAATCTCTGTGGCAAATCCCAACCCATAGACAGCTTTACCATTGTTAAACGTAATGGAATTAGCATACACATCAAAACAAGCAGCATCCAAACTCCCTTTTACAGGGAGCTTGGTGGCTGTGCTAAGTTTTCTAAATTTCACTTGCAGGCTCATGTTCAGCGGTTTTAATTTTGTTTACAATAGCATCTCTAATCTCAGCATAGAATTCTGGATTATCTTTTAGCATCTTGCTAAACTCTTCCAGGTCATACTTGGTTTCATTAAAGGTGATGGTCTTACCCCACTTCTTCAACACCTCATATTCATTACCCAAGTCTAACACCTCCTGGAGTTTATCAATACCCTCACCATACACAATCTCAAAGTTAGCAAGTCTGTAAGGAGGATTCATCTTGTTCTTGGTAGCCTTCACTTTTGTAATATTACCATAAGTGACATCACCTTCTTTAGCAAGGCTTCTG